TGAGTACTTCTATTTGTAGCAAGAGCAAGTTTTGAAAAGAAACCGACTGCGGGTACCAGAGTCTTTAAGCTTGACGGAAAAAGGTACGTCGTCATTGAGTGTGCAGAGGAAGGCGATATGTACGCCATAACTCTGGAGGTGTATGCAGGTAAATGAGTCAGGGCATTTCATTCAAGGTCGATCCGGTTCAGTTAGAGAACATTACCAAGAGATTGGACGGTATCTCATACAAGGCTCCAACCGTCTTAAAAGACGCAGCCAATCAAACCGGAAAGAAGGCATTGAAGCTTTTGCAGGAAGGTGTAGAAAAAGACTATACCTATTCAAGAGCTGATAAGTTGAAAAACCATCTGAAGAGGAAATCGGCGACCTATGCCAATCCTCGAGTGATACTTGACGTAAAGTCAAATATGAATGAAATCATCGACTTTGATGTGACAGACAGAGAGCCGATGCGCTGGTTTGGATATTCTCCACAATCAGTAGGACATGTACGGTCAGATACATCAAAGAAACCTCTGACGAATGACGCCGGAAACAAAGCCTTCGTGACGCAGTTTAAGTCAGGGCATGTCTCTGTAGTGGCAAGGGTAGCAAAGACAGGCAAGGAAATCAGAAAGATAAGTTCACCATCCTACACGCATATGGCAACCCGGGTATGGGAAGACATAGAGGATGATGTGAACAAGATGCTGCGAGCAAATATTGACAAGAATATTGCAAAAGTACTGGAGATAAAGAATGGTTGATATGACAGAGACGATCGAGATTGACGAGAGCAAGGTCGAAGAGATTCGGAACGTGAAGCCAAAAATCACAACCGCAGATCAGACGCACGAACAGTTGATTGATCTGTTGGCTAAGGAGATGGAGAAGCTTTTAGACGGAGTTTTAAGCAATGAAGATTCTGACGAAGAGGCAAAAGTACCATTCAAAATCTATAAGCAGCTCACACCGTTTCGGGGAAGCGAGGAAGACGAATCACCGTTTCCGTACTGTACGATCAAGTTCGACCAGTCGAAGATCAGCGATGTAGATCAGCGGGAAGAGGTTGATATATTGATGGACTTCGGAATCTACTATGACAAGGAAGACCGCCAGTATCAGCACATCTTCTTCCACATTTTCAATCTGGTACGCCAACGCTTTTTAGCGAACAATTTTTTAGATAACTACCGATGTGAGCCGGAAATGACATTTGCTTTATCACCGGAAGATGAGGTGACCTACCCTCATTACTTCGCGGGTATCGGAATGAAATGGATGATACCGGGCATCAGTAGGGAAGCAGATTTTTGGAGTTAGGAGGTTAATCCAATGGCTACAAATCAGAAAAAAGCGCCGGAGGCGAAGGTAGAAAAGATTGCAAAATCTGAGTTCCCTCAGGTGCATTACATCGGACCATCCATCCGCGGCGTGGTGACAATGGAAACAACCTATGCCGACGGAGTACCGACGCAGATCGTGAAGGAAATCACAGAGCGTCTTCAGGTACCACAGCCGATGGTAGAAGCTTTATTTGTACCGATCGAGAAACTCTCTGAGGCACGAATGAAGCTGAAGACACAGTCAAAGATTACGACCTGTTACAGACAGGTGGTAGCAGCACTCAACAAGTAATGAAGGAGGTAGAAAGATGTTTCATGGAGTTTATGTCGACGAGAAAGCGACACAGATTTCCAAGCCTCGCGAGACGACGACAGGCATCGCGTTCGTCGTAGGCCTGGCACCGATCCACAAACTTGCGGATCCGTCAAAGGCAGTCAATGAGCCGATTCTGATCAAGACCTTCACAGAGGCAAAAGACAAGCTCGGCTACAGCGAGGAGTTTGACAAGTTCACACTTTGTCAGTCTATGTATATGAATTTGAGCGTGCGCAAGGTTGCGCCGATCATCTTCGTTAATGTACTGGATCCGGCAAAGGTAACGCACACCAAGACGGTGGCAGCGACAGCAGTGACCATCACAGACGGACAGGGAACACTCGCGGAGAAATATATGCTCATCGATGAGAACCTTGTTGTCAAGAATGGAGACGACGTGCTGGTAAAGGACACCGACTATGCCGTAGAGCACGACGAGAACGACAACCTTGTCGTTACAATTCTCACAGGCACATATGCCAGCGTTACGGTAGCAGGCAAGGCACTGAACCCGGCAGGAGTAACCGCGTCCGACATTATCGGAGGTGTCAATTCATCCACAGGTGTCATCACCGGGCTCTCATTGATCAACAAGGTGTATCCGAACTTCGGAATCAACGCAGCGACGATCATCGCCCCTGGGTATTCAAAGAATCCTACGGTTGCTGCCGCTATGGCAAGCCTTACAGAAGGCATCAACGGCGTTTTCCGCGCAGAGTGCATTATCGATATCGATTCAACGACATACACCAAGCCGACAGACGCAGCAGCGATGAAGGCAGCGGTTGGAGTCAAGGATCCTCACGCATACCTCGTATGGCCGTGCGTCAAGATCGGATCCCATATCATCGCAGGTTCGGCGAATGCCGCAGCGGTGTTCCAGTATGTCGACTACGAGCGCGGCGCAGGGATGCCGTATGTACCGGTATCAAACAAGTCTGCTTATGTAGACTCGGTAGTATTGGAGGATGGTACAGAGATCATTCTCACACCGGAGGAAGGCAATATCCTCAACGACAAAGGTATCGCAACCTATGTCAAGGCAGAGGGTATCAAGCTGTGGGGATGCGAATCATCCGCATATCCCGACACCAACGATCCGAAGGACAGATGGTGGAATATTCGCAGGTTCTTCACATGGCACGGTAACAACTTTATCCGGACATACTTCTCCAAGGTTGATGAGCCGATCAACAAGAAGCTTGTCGAGTCAATCATCGATGCGGAGAATATCGTAATGAACGGATATGTTTCAGCAGGTGCCTGTCTGGCAGCATCCATCAAGGTATCGGATCAGAACACCGTTGAAACATTGACGGACGGCAAACTCTACTTCGAGCAGATGATCACGCCGCCGGCTCCTGCACAGGAGATTCGCAACACATTGTCATTCGATCCGGATGCGCTTACCGAAGCGTTATCTGTCTGATAAGGAGGTGCAAAGATGAATAACAGAGGTCTTTTCCCTGAGATTATCAACAAGTTTAATCTCTACAAGGGCAATGCAGCCAACCCGACCGATCCTCTGATTGGTATCGGAAACTCTCTGACACTTCCGAATCTCGACGAGATCACCGAGACATTGTCAGGCGCCGGTATTCTGGGAGAGGTCGAGGCAAACAACCCCGGACATTTTCAGAACATCGACTGGGAGATTCCGTATGTATCTGTCTGTGAGGAAGAGTTCACATTCAACTCCAGCGTGAGAGAGTATGTAACAATCCGCTCTACGCAGCAGTCAACGGTGAAAGCCACAGGCGGTATGGAGTACTCCGGAATCAAGATCATTGTCGGTGGCAAGGTGAAGGGTTATGAGCTCGGCACCCTTGAGGCAGGCAAGCGTCAGGAATCCAAGATCAAGTTCTCAGTATCCTACCTGAAGGTAGAACTGCAGTACAAGAACGGAGACATTATCAATGCCTTCGAGCTCGACAAGTACAACGAGGTATTTGTAGTACATGGTAAGGATATGCTTGCAGAGATCAAGGCATTCAGCTGATTTTTCAAGGCGGGTGGATGGCCCACCCGCCTATTTATAATTGAAAGGATGGGTATATACAATGGAAGAAAAGATGGAAGATGTAAACAAAGACATCAAAGAGGAAGTAAAAAAAGAAATCGAAGAAACCACAGAAGAAATCAAAGAAGCGAATGAACAGGAAGAAAATTTTGTAAAACACTCTTTGGAGCGGATCCGAAATGACGAGATGCTCCCGCTATACAGAAAAGTGGAATACGATGAAAAAACCATCGAGGAGCTGCCGCTCAAAGGAATGAAAAAAATCAAAGGGAGGCATTTACAAAGAGCAGCAGACCTTATGAGGGAGGAAGGCAGACTGTTTGACTATTCCACAACAGCAGTCTATGATTCGGCAGAGTTTGCGATCGCGGTCTACCGGGTCGTGACCGGAGTACAGATTGAGCTGATCAACGAATTGTATTCCGTCGATTATTTCAACCTCGTGAATATGTGTAAGCGTTTTTTAGTGATAACGGGATAGGCACAGGCGAAAAGATTGAGATATATCGAAAACTGGTCATATCCCTGGCAATTCAGACACATACAAGCATAGGATATTACTACTCACTCAGTATTCAGAATTTTCTTCAGATCCTATCGGATTACGAAGAAATCATAGAAGAATTAAAAGAGGCACAGGATGACGAATAGGAAAGAATATCAGCTGGCAATAAAGATAGCAGGAGAGATTGAAAAATCCCTTCCTGCTTCTATGCGTAAGACTAAAGCCGAACTACGAGCCATTTCAAAAGATGCTGTTCAAAGCACAGGAAAATTCGGAAACTCTGTCAATAAACTGTCCGGAGACTTAAACAGGATCAATGCCGTAGGCGACAAGGTATTCAAAGCCATCGGAAAGACGGCAAAGATAGCCGGAGTCGGTGCGGCAGCAGGCCTAGGGGCAGCGGTTAAGGTTGGAGCTGAGTTCGAGGCACAGATGTCATCCGTCAAGGCAATATCAGGAGCGACAGACGAGGAGATGAAACGTCTCGAAAAGACAGCCCTGCAGTATGGTTCGACGACAAAGTTCACCGCAAAGGAATCCGGAGAGGCGCTGGAGTATATGGCACTCGCCGGATATGACGCAGATAAATCCATCGAGATGCTTCCGAACGTGCTTAACCTTGCGGCAGCGGGCGAGATGGAATTAGGGCGTGCGTCCGATCAGGTTACAGACGCACAGTCTGCGCTCGGACTGTCTATGGAAGAAACCACAAAGATGGTTGATCAGATGGCACAGACCTCATCCAAGTCAAACACATCCGTAGAACAGTTAGGCGACGCCTTCCTGCAGGTTGGCGGTACCGCAAAGATATTAAAAGGCGGAACGGCAGAACTCAGCGAGGTGCTCGGTCTTTTGGCAGATAACGGCATCAAAGGAGGGGAAGGCGGAACGAAGCTCCGCAACATCATCCTCTCACTCGCCGCACCGACCGACAAGGCGGCAGCGGCTATGGATCAGCTCGGACTGAATGTAAAGGACAGCAAGGGCAACTTCCGTGATATGTCCTCGATCATGCAGGAGCTTAATGATAAAACAAAAGGAATGGGAGATGTGGAGAAATCCGCGCTCCTCAAAAAGATATTCAATAAAACAGATATCAAAGCAGTTAATGCTCTTCTCGGCACCAGTGCAAAGCGCTGGGATGAACTCGGGAAAGAGATTGACGACTCTGCCGGCGCGGCAGATCGTATGGCGAAGACAAAGCTGGACAATCTTCAGGGCGATGTTACACTGATGAAATCCGCCTTGGAAGGTACCGGAGTAAAGATCTATAAAGAGCTACAAGGTCCGCTGCGCGAACTGGTACAGACCGGAACAAAAGGGATTACTGCTTTTGCGGATTGGTTTGTTGACAACTTTCCTTCGATCAAATCAGGAATCGAAGAGATTGGCTCCGCGATCGGAGCATTTGCGTCACCATTTTTATCCGTGGGAGAATGGCTCCTTGATAATCCTGCGGTGATCTCCGGAGCGTTAGCGGCTATCGGATCCGCCATCATCACATATAAGGTGGTCGGTGGTATCACATCCGTAGTCAAGGCTGTATCGACAATCTCAAAACTCAATCCTGCGCTGCTGATCTTAGGCGGTCTTGTATCAGGCTTTACCGCGTTAGGAGTTGCGCTTGCCACAACGCAGAAAGAAGCAAAGAGAGCAAACCTCGCAAAGCATTTCGGAGATATCTCTCTTTCGATGGAAGATTTAGAGGATGCTGCTCGTCAAATCGTGGGAGCAGGAGACCTTGAAAAGATTGACGAGATATTCAACTCAATGTCTGAGACAAAGAATATTGAGTCAGCCATGAAAGAAGCCTCCAGAGCGATCAAGAAGTATGACTGGAAGGTGCAGGCAGGCTTAAAGATATCCAAAGACGATGTCAAAGACTATGCCGAGCAGGTCAAATCATATGTTAAGAGTGCGCAGAATCTGATAGATCAAAAAGGATATCAGGTCAATATATCAACAAAGCTTTTATTCGGCGACAGCAAGACCGCCGAGGAGTATATAAAAACCGACAATGATTTCTTCGCCGGTATCGACAAGCAAATGGAGAGCCTGTCAAGTCAGCTGAACAAGAAGCTCCAAAAGGCGATGAAAGACGGTCTCACTCCGCAGACACAGGAAGCCATCGACGAGATTCTTGCTTCGATGGCAGAAATCACGGAGGCTATATCAGCAGCCGAGGCTCAGTCCGAATGGGATATGCTGAAAAGCAGCTGGTCCGGAAAAGACCTTACAGCAGATTCCTTCGAGGAACTTCAAAAGCAGATCAATGAAAAGCTGGAAAAAGAGTATTCCGGAATTGATGAGGGTACCAAGTCACAGCTTGATGTGATCAATGCCGAGTTGAACACCAACAATATAACAGCAGAAGAAGCCGATTTACGAAAGAAAAAGGTACTTGCAGCAGGAGAAAGTAAGAAAAGCGAAGCAACCAATAAAGGTATAGAGTTCCAGTGGAACACCCTAATGGATACTTACGGAAAAGATATAGCCGCGGGCAATCTCGCAACAGATCAGAGTTTGCGTGATTCGGTTTATGAATTGGTTGATAAGATGTTGCAGGCTCCGGGAGCCAATACATCTGAATATGGTCAAAAGCTTAGAAACTTAAAATATGGTTCGTCCTACGACGACTCATGGCTTGCGTCATTAAGCATGTTTAACCCTTTTGGTAGTGCAGTTGAGGGTTCTGCCGGACTATCCACTCTATCCGGTACGACGGATTCATACTTTGACAGTATGCGTCAATCAGCAAGAGAAGCACAATCTTATGTTCAGTCTGTAAACCAGGCAGCGGCAGCGGAGCAACAAGCCGCAATTGAAAAGTTTCAGTCCGCTTATCCGAATCTGATCCCTCAATCAGGCGTCGGAGCGATGGAACAAAGAAAGAACGCACTCTTTGATATGACGCAAGCAGGTAAGCAGGGAGGAGACAAAGGCGCTCAAGCAGCGACAAATGCAATTCAGAGCGACCTAAATGGTAAGACAATAAATGCCAATGTAACCATCACAGGAACCTATGGATTAAAAGGAAAAGGTGGATCAACGCCACCGGGAATGCCTTCCTATGTGCCACACGCCAAAGGAGGAATCTTTAACCGCCCACATTTGGGAATGGTAGGAGAAGCTGGCACTGAGTCAGTCATACCGATCAAATCAAGCAAGGATTCCTACAATCTATACAAACAGACCGGTGCGATGCTCGGACTCGCTGGAGGTGGAACAACATTCGCTCCCGTGATCAACATCACGGCAACGGGTGGTGACAAGCAATCACTTAAGCAGGCAGCAGGAATGACCGCAGAAGAAGTGAAGAAAGCCTTCAAACAGATGATGAAAGAAGAAAGACGGAGGGGATTTTGATGTCAAGCGAACTCTACGAAACGCAGCTAGGGGACACATGGGATATCGTGGCAAAGTTGATATACGGCTCAGAGATATATGCGGACTATCTAATGCAGAGCAATCCCAAGCATATAGCGACAGCAATATTCTCCGCAGGAACAATACTATACACTCCGGCGCTACCGGATGAAGAGATAGAAGGGCTACCCGAATGGAGGGAATAAATGGACGCACGCAGAACAGCAGTATCGATCACATACAACAAAAAGAAAGTGACCAGAGCCCTCAGTCCATACATCGAATCCGTGAGCTACAAAGACGCTGCCTCCGGAAAGAGCGATGAGTTATCGATCGAACTGAATAATCAGGACTTACGATTTTCGAACAACTGGAAGCCGGTTAAAGGTTCCACTATTTCATCAAAGATAACGCTGAAGGAATGGAAAAAAGAAAATGTCAATGAAGCCTTTAATACAGGGAAGATGGTGGTAGATGATCTATCCGCATCATATCCGCCATCGATATTTACCATCAAGGCAGTATCCGCGCCTGTAAAAAGCGAATTCAAATCAACTAAAAGAAAGAAGACATATAAGAATTCAACAATACAGGCGATAGGAAAGAAGATAGCCAAAAGAGCCGGAATCAAGTTGTATTACGATGCAAAGAAAATAAAAATCAAGAAAATAGAACAATCCGATCAAACGGATGCAGACTTTCTCTTTTCGATATGCGAAGAATATGGTCTAGGAATGAAGGTATATAACGGCAAGATCATATTATACGATGAAGAAAAATACGAAAAAAAAGCGCCGATCGCAACCATATATCGTACAGAAAAGAATGCCGGATGCGGTAAGACATCAAAAGACATAGGCGGAGTCAAAGAGTGGGAATGGAACACCACGATGCAAGGCACATATGCCGGGGCTAAGGTGACATATACCGACTCTTCGAACAATAAAAAGCACAAAGCCAGAGTCGGAAAGAAGAAAGGCAGACAGCTGAAATTGAACATTTCAGCGTTTTCCAAGAAGGACGCACAGAGAAAAGCAAAGGCGGCACTCCACAAAGAGAACAAGCAGCTCACCACAATGACTATCACAATGCTGCCGAATCCAAGATTGGTAGCCTGCGCGACTGTGAAGCTGGTAGGATTTCGTAAGGGATCCGGCAAGTATTTTATCGATGAGGTCAATCACAAGATAGGGCAAGGCTATACTTGCGAAGTGACCATGCACAAGATAGTCGTCACGAAAGGATAAGCGATGATACGGATAGGACAGATTTCAAAGATTGATTCGGGCAATGGAATGGCACAGGTCACATATGAGGATCAGGATGATAATACCACAGAAATGCTGCCAATCCTACAGCCACTTTTGCGCGGCGCAATACACGATACCAGACCGGAGACACATCCGATTTCCGCAGATCATTTTGAAAAGATGGGATTTGAAGTGCCACAGGTAGGCGATTTCGTAATTGTGGCACACACGGACAACGATCCATCCGCAGGCGTGATCTTAGGTCGGTATTACAATGAGGCAAATCCGCCGGAGGAAGACTGACATGGCAAAAAAGAAAAAGACTAAAATTGTGATAATGAGAAACACAACCGTCACGAAGACAAAAGTAATAAAGGGAAAGTCCGCCAAAGAAAAAAAAGGAAAAACAGGCTCCGGCAAATATATCGCAACATATGCAGGACTCAAATTCAAGGTAGCTACAAAAGAAGACGGATCATTAAAGATTTTGACATTTCAAGACCTGAATGTTGAAAGAGCAGGCGTATGGGAAGAACACCGCATTATTGGAAAGACATATCCAAAAAAGGAATTCATCGGCGCAGAATCACCAACAGTCACGATGACCATCATCGTTGACCAACTGCTCGGATATTCGCCAAGAAGCGTGATGAGCAAGCTCGATGAATATCTACGAAAAGGTAAGGCGGATGAATTGAAGATAGGATCTCACAAATTTGGAGCAAATAAGTGGTGTATAACCGGATTATCAGAAGCTTATAACATAATCTGGCAGAATGGTTCTATTTCGAGGGCAACCATTGATATGACATTATCCTATTACTACTAGGTTAGGAGGCGCTATGTACCTTAACAATATAAAAATAGAGTCGGTGGAAGATGAAGAGGATTTAGCAGACATCATCGAGGGTCTATCATTTTTGGTCTCAACTTACACGGGCAAATATCCGATGAATCGGGATTTCGGAATTAACCAGGATCTCCTCGATGAACCGCTTACTACCATCAAGCCTTTACTCGGCTTGGAGATAAAGGAAAAGATCGAAAAGTTCGAAAACAGGGTCGAGGTAACAGATGTTGACTTTGAATACAACTCTGACACTGGAGCACTGACACCGATCATTTCGCTTGCCCTTGCTGAGACTGAAGACGACGATGAAGACGAAGAAATCTATGACGATGAGGATATAGTATAAGGAGGAAGTCATGCAGACACAGATTCAGAATTATCCCGACATATCATTTATCAACAATGAAAAGCTCGAGAGCGCGATGAACAAAGCAAAAGAGTGGTATGTAGAGCGATGGAAAAGCCTGACGGGAGAAGACATCATTCTTCACGACACCGATGAAGAAAAAATCTTGCTTGATGCTATAGCATACTGCTTTTACAATGCTTGTCAGTATATTGACAACGCCGGAAAGATGAACACACTGAAGTATGCGATGGATGAGTTCCTCGATGAATACGCAGCAAGATTTGGAGTTGAAAGACTCGACGCACAGCCGGCAAGTGTCACCGTAAAATTCACACTTACAGAGGCACAGGCAACAGATTACACAATCCCGGAAGGTACCACGGTCTCAGGAAGTAACCTTGAAGACATTTACTTCACGACGAACGAGGATGCTATCGTCTCTGCAGGCGACACAGAAATCACAGTTCGTTGCACATGCACTACCGCCGGAACGGATGGGAACGATATTGCCATCGGAGAAATTGATGAGCTTGTAGACACGCTTCCTTATATGGACACAGTCACAAACATAACAACATCAGATGGCGGCACGGATAAAGAAGATGATGACACATTTGCAGATAGAATTTTTCTCGCACCATCTATTTTTTCAACTGCAGGAACGGTTGACAGCTACAAATATCATACCAGATCAGCTTCTTCGTTGGTTGATGATGTAGCAGTAGACTCGCCGAATCCAAGTTATGTGACAGTCACAATTACAAGCAAAACAGGGATGCCGTCGCAGGAATTGATCAATATCGTATCAGCCTATCTCAATGACAGCATAAGGCACGACATTACGGATAGGATCACTGTCACGGGTCCGACCGGCAAAACCTTCAACATCGACATGACATATTATATTGGATACGAGAATCAGAAATACGAAGAAACAATAAAAGAAAAGGTTGAGGCAGCGGTTGCAGAGTATATCACATGGCAGACGACAAAGATCGGACGCAATATCAATCCGTCAAAGCTTCGCCAGCTGGTGATGAACGCAGGTGCTAATCGATGCACCGTCACCGCACCGGAGGATGTCATCGTGAACAGTGACGAGTTGGCAGTACTGGGAACCAGTACGGTAACATACGGAGGTTTAGAGAATGAATAACTACGACCGCCAAAATCACGGATACCGCGGTATATTTGATGTCAAGTTCTCGGAACTGATGGGAGGCAGCGGTACCACAAAGAACCAATGTATAGGATATGTGGTCGAACAATTCATGCAGCTACTCAAACAGTATTCAGAAAACATCTTCCTGTTCAGCTGTATTGAGAACCTGCCGGATAATATATTGGACTATCTTGCTATCGAGTGGGACCTACCTTACTACGAAGACTCACTCGACAGAGATACCAAGGTGAGACTGATTAAGGAAGGCTACAACTGGCGACGCACAGCCGGAACTGTTTATGGCGTGGAAACCTTGGTCAAGAAGATGTTCGGAGAAGGCAAGGTTTTAGAGTGGTACGACATCGGTGGGGATCCTGGCACATTCCGAATTCAAACAAATGCACCAATGACTCCGAATATGGAAGAGTTTTTCCGAGTTCTTCTGGCGAAAGAAAAGAAAGCAAGCTCGCATTTGGTATATGTAGATGTGATCAGAGATTTGATCATGACCTACTATATCGGAGCTGCTACACATACAAGATACACTCGTCACAGGCACACACCGGTGACAGAATGATAGGAGGGTATAATGGTAGAATTTATCACAGTAATGACAGATGCAGGACGCGCACTGATGGCAGACGTCCTCGCAAATGAGGACTCCGTGGAGTTCACCGGAGTAGCAGTCGGGAATGGCACCTATGAATCCTCAGAAAAGACGATCGCAAACTTAAAAGTAAAAACCGCGTTGAAAAGCCTGAAATACACATATGGCATATCAATGGGTGAGAGAACATCAGCGGTTGATGTAAGATTGATGACAAACATCACCAACTACGACCCGACAACAAGCCAGGCGCTTTTCAATGATGGATTCTACATCAATGAGATAGGTGTTATGGCAAGACCAAAATCCGGAGGGGCACCGGTTCTGTTTGAGATTTCTGTCGTAACATCAGAGCAGGGTGATTACCTCCCGCATTACGAAGGTACAAACCCGGTTGAGATGGTACAGGACATTCTCGCGAGAGTATCCAATGAAGCAAGCGTATCATTCAACTATTCCGGATCGGCATTCGCGCTCGCAGAAAATCTGCAGGAGACCGCAAACGATCTGTCCGATCATATGGAGACACTGGTCGCAGATCAGTACGGAGTGCATGGCATTCGCTACGATATCCCGAATGAGAAGCTGTATGTGACAGATCCGTCGACAGGGGATGAGGTCGAAGTTCCGACCGGCGGCGGAGGTGGCGGATCGGTCATCAATGTCACAACTGAGGACTCCGAGTTCTATGGTCAAACTGTTACGCTGACGGACGGGCACACATCACTCACTGGCACATTCGACAACGCAGGTCTTTGCACATTCACAGGCGTGACGATGGGAGGAACGCTCACCGCATCCGTGACCTATGAGGGTGATATCTACTCAAACACAGTCAGTGTCACCTACTATGGAACATATGAGATCGAGCTGTCGCTCGGCGAGACTTTCACGCTGAACATCTCTACAACCGAAACGACACTGTACGGAAAGAGTATCACAGTAACCAACGGAACAAAGACCAAGACGGGAACATTCGATTCTTCCGGGGCAGCGGTGATCAAGATCCATTTCACCGGAAATGTCACGCTGACATCCACTGACGGAACAGAGACCGCCTCGAAGACCATCACGGTCGTTTCAGGAACATCGACCTACACGGTGAGACTGAATTTCATACAGATCTATGGCGCATCATGGGATGGTACATCAACCACCGCATGGACCCGAACTGATGATTCTGCGGATTTTGTGGATCCGGTACCGGCTATCTCAAACGGCACAGGTTCCTCGCCGTTCGATGACTGCATGCCGTGGTCAGGGATGCAAAAAGTCGAGCGAACCGGCGGAACGATGGTATCAATCCCAAAGTTCTGGTATAAAATCACGCAGAGCGGTAATGGTCTGAAAATACAGATTGCTGACGGTGAAGAAGATGGATTTTCCGTTTCACCGGCACACATGGATCGAGGCGACGGAGCCGGAGAGCGTGATATGGTCTATGTTGGCCGCTATCACTGCGGGGCATCAACGCATAAGTCAAAGACCGGTGAGACACCGTATAACAACGCCACACGATCGGTGATGCGCTCGACACTCGCCGCCTTGGACTCCAAACTGTGGCAGATTGATTTTGCAACGAGATTTACCTTATGGCTTCTCTACATCGTAGAGTTTGCCGACTGGAACTCACAGGCAAAGATAGGTTACGGCTGCGGTAATAATTCAGGCGTTGAAGCAATGGGATACACTGACTCGATGCAGTATCACACCGGTACCACGCAGGCATCAAGGACAACCTACGGACTCGGCACACAGTATCGATACATCGAGGGATTGTGGGACAATGTCTATGATTGGTTAGATGGCTGCTACTATGATAGCAACGGTCTCAATATAATCAAGAATCCGTCAAACTTCTCGGATTCATCCGGAGGTACAGCTGTAGGAACACCATCATCCGGTTATCCGTCGAAGTTCACGCTGAAGAATGTGAACGGCACATTCCCACTGTTCATCCCGACGGAAGCATCAGGGTCGGACAGCACATATTCGTGCGATAGCTGGAACTTCAGCGCTTCGTCCCCCTGCCTCTGCGCAGGTGGTAGCTATGGCCAGCACGGTGGCCGCGGGCTCTTCTTCGTGGACTACGCTGCGGCTACCAGCGCGAACGCGAGCCTCGGCTGTCGTCTCCTCGAACTCCCTTAAGGGGGAGTGTGAGGGGGTCCGCCCCCTCACAATAAAAACGAAACCATTATGTGATCTCATCAATCGCTACGGGGTTTTCTGTGCGTGCCGTGGGGCTCTCATTGCCGGCATTCGTGCGATAACTGGAACTTCAACGCTTCGAACCCCTGCCTCTACGCAGGTGGTAACTATAGCCAGAACGGTAACCACGGGCTCTTCTACGTGAACTACACTACGGCTACCAACGCGAACGCGAACCACGGCTGTCGCATCCTTGGAATGGTTATGCTAACCGATTTTGCTATATACGAATAGTGTATAGATGGCACAGAATTCCGCGCACCCCACGGTGAAGATAAGCAGTAAGGGAGCGGGTTAGTACTCTCGAAAGAGCGTAGGAAAGCCTGTATTGCTAAAAGGAGGATATATCCCTTGAAACGTGTCAGAGATTTATTTGAAAAGATAATATCGGATGACAACTTAAGAAAAGCGATTGATGAGGTTAACAGTTCACATCATTGGAAGGCGCACCATAAGCCAAACCGATGTACGGCGTGGGTCGAGGAGACAAAAGAGGAAAGAGTCAAGGAGTTACGGAAAGTTATTATAAACGGATTTGAACAGCAGCTGCCAAAAGTATCCATCCGATACGATCCGTCTGCGCAAAAAGAGAGGGTTATCTGCGAACCGATACAGTGGCCGGACCAGTACGTACATCACGCATTGATACAAGTGCTGCAACCGGCGATGATGCGAGGAATGGATTATTATTGTTGCGGCTCGATAGAAGGACGCGGTGCGCACTACGCAAAGAAAGCTATCGAGGGATGGCTGAGAAATGATAAAACAGGTACGAGATGGGAATTATGCGCAGACATCTACCATTTCTATGACTCATTGACACCTGAAGTGGTGATGAACCGGATGCGCGAGCTCATCAAGGACGCACGAACACTCGACCTGATATGGCGTGTTGTAAAGGATGGAATCAAGATCGGATCGTATCCGTCACAATGGTTTGCAAATACTGTTCTGCAGCCGCTCGATATGATGATCCGCCAGAGCGGGCTCTCCACCCACAATGTGCGTTACATGGATAACTTGACCATCTTCGGGAGCAATAAAAGAAAACTCCGGAAGCTGAGGATGAAGATAGAAAAATGGCTCGAATGCCACGACCTGAGATTAAAGGGAGATTGGCAGATTTTTCCGGTAGGAGGAATCGAAGAAAAAGCAAGGTTGCCGGATGCCGTCGGATACCGATACGGAAGAACTTATACAATACCGAGAAAGCACAATCTCATCCGGATAAAACGAGCACTGAAACGATACCGAAAACGAAGAGAGAAAGGATTTGTGCCACGGAAGATGGCACACTCGATACTGTCAAGGCTCGGGCAGATCAAACACTGTAATAATTGCAATCTATTCCGCGAACTCTATCAGGGCGAACGGATTGAGAGGGAACTCAAAGATATAATCAGAAAAGAAAAGGAGGGAATGACGTGGAGTATGTATTTGGAACAAAGGAGACAGCTGAGGGAGTCATTGAAATCCTCAAAACCGTCGGAGACACAAACGCAATCCTCACTGGTAGACAATCCGTGATCAGAGAATACACTGACAAAACCTACGAGGACACATTCACAATTGTACGGCTCTATCAGCAAAAGAAGGACATAGAAGGAAAATGCTACCACTGGTACGAGATCAAAGACCACTTCCGGACAGCAGAGAGGTTCACAGCCGAAAGAGCGGAATTGATGGATCAGGAACTCGAGGATCACGCATCAAAGATAGACTACATCGCTATGATGACAGATGTAGACATCGAGGAGGTTTAACATGGCAAAGAAAAAAAAGAACGAGCACTCACCAAAGTTTGAGAGAGTCAAAGCCTACTACGATTTATGGATCGTATCCGGCGGAGAAAAAGGCTGGTCACCGAAGATGGTTGCCAATGCCGTCGTGAAAGGATGGATCACCGCCGAAGAGTACGAAGAGATCACGGGTGAGCCATACGAGGAGGTTTAATCGTGGAAGAGAATCAGACAAACGATGCGGTGGAGACGGTAGCGATCGAGCAGATCGAGGTGATAGATTCTCTCGTGAAGATGGTCAAGGAACTCTTAACGGAGTTGAAACAATATCGAGACATCGAAAAGGAAGAACGAATCCTCGAGGAAGCCTTGCGAAAGTTAGGAGGTGGTCGCGCATGAGTTGGGAGTTCGCTATCACAGGAGTCACCACACTCCTTGTCGGGATATTCGGGTCAACAGGCGTGTGGACTTATCTCGCATCCAAACGTGAAAAGAACTCTGAGGTCTATAAAAAGATAGACGATATCGAAAAGCGGGTTAACGGCTACATCGAGAACATGAAAAGCATGGTGATGGGGCAGACATACGTCAACATCGTTCGCACGTGCGAATACTGGTTAGAGCGCGGGTGGGTAGAGGCAGACGACATCCGCGATTTGGAACATTATCTGTATGATCCATACAGAGAATGGGGCGGCAACGGAACTGCAGAGAGGTTATTCAAACAAGTGTGTGATTTACCAAACAAACCAAAGGAGGATTAAAAAATGATAGCATTGATTATTATGGTTGCAATCGTACTTGAGGCACTCGTTGAGTACATGAAGACGATCATCAAGATGGTCGAAGATGGAGATTATAAGACCGCGATCACGCAGGGCATCACGATCGCACTCGGAATCGCCCTGGCGTTCATTTTCAATCTCCAGTTATTCAACGGAGCATACGACATTGGGATCAACCCGACCATTGATATTATTCTGACCGGAATCTTATTCTCACGCGGGTCGAACTATTTCTCTGATTTGATTAAGAAACTCGCCCCGGAGCAGAATATACAGATTAAATATGGTGACGGAACTGATATGGCAGAGTTCTTGAACGGAGAGGAGGACGACTAAATGATAACATACGATCAGAAATACAAAAGCCACACCGAGGATGGCACGATCAGAACGACTTTCAAGATGAAAGGTCTGACGACGGATACCAAGCCGACCGGAACGTATGACGAGATGGTCATCGCAAACGGATCGACTTTCATGGAAATTGACGGTGACAAGTTCTTCATGTATGACGAGGAGAACGAGACCTGGATCGATAAAACATCATAAGGAGGAGTAAAATGGACGCAGAAGAGGTTTATGCCCTTTTATTGGGTTACATCAACAACACACTCGAGGGAGCAGGCGCTCTCAAAGGTAAAAACCTTGTCGTGACATCAATCGAGGACATCACGGGCGGAAAGAGGATCAATGTTCAGTGGACGCTCGACAACGGGACAGTACAGACCGATCACGTCGACCTCGTAAACGGTGCCGACGGAAATGGTATCAAGTCAATCACAAAAACAGGAACGAGTGGGAAGGTTGACACCTATACCATCACATTTGATGACGATACCACAGAGACATTCACAGTGACCAACGGAAACGATGGTCAGGACGGAGAAGACGGAAACGGAATCAAGTCCATCGAGAAGACAAGCACATCCGGTCTCATAGACACCTATACCATCACATTCGACGATGACACCACAACAACCTTTACGGTGACAAACGGAAAAGACGGAGAAGACGGCGAGGGTGTACCAGACGGCGGTACTACCGGTCAGATCCTCCGGAAGAAATCAAACACCGACCAGGACACCGAGTGGGCTGATCCGGGCGAGGCTGATCTCCCTGCAGGCGGAACCACAGGCCAGGTACTCACAAAAAAGTCAAATGATGACGGCGATGTAGAGTGGTCAACACCAGCCGGAGCCGGAGATATGTTAAAGTCAGTATATGACACAGACAACGACGGCAAGGTAGACGCTGCAGAGGACGCGGATGCGGTCAAGAGCCATACTGTACCCGCAAGCGGTGACGCCGGAAACTCCGACCTCGTACTCGGCA